TACAACATCATTACCTACTGCTGAAGCACGTCTTTCAACTTCTACTTTTACGCCGCCTTGTGTAGCGCCACGTAATGCGTCTGCTGAGAAGATTGCTGCTTTAGTTCCAGTAACACCTGTGTTAGTGTCATTTAAGAAGCTAGATACGTAGCAATTTACGCCTGCTAATACCCCAATTGCCCCGGTTCTCATGGCTGCATTTTGTACATCTGCGTTTGAGAATGCACTTGAACCAATGTGTTCCATGAACTCTTTGTATGCTGCTGCAGAAATAATTGCGTTAAGAGGACCAGTTTCACCTGCTGCTCTGATTGCACCTACTGCTTCATAAAATTCATGTAACATGTTAGCGTCTGTGATTTCTTGTTGTGTTAGGTTAGCCATTTCTGCTGAGATTTTAGTATCTACGCTAGAACTGATAGCAGATCCCATAATACGTGACATATCTGCAACATCTACACCCCCAAAATCACGCAAAATTGTTCTTGCGGCTATAAGTTGTAGTGTAATTGTTTTCTTAGTGTCTGTTGGTAGTACTGTATCAAAGTCTTGTGGACCAGTTACTACTGGATCTGCTGAAGGATCACCTTCAACTGATAGTGTTGTTGCTGCAACTGCACCCATAACAGCTACTTGTGCTGTTGCAGATCCTGCTGGTACTTGTACCATAGGAATCATTGTTCCTGGTAGGTAAAGTGAGTTTTCTTGTGCCGCGTAAACGGTCTGTGCCTGTACTGGCACCATTAAGGCATCTAGGTTTAAACCTGATCCGTATGCTGAGTTTGCCATTTTATAGTTTCCTTATATTAATTTATAAACTAAACTTTCCCTTGCTTCTTTGCTTCTGCATAGATTTTTCTGTGCTCAGGATTGTTCATGTCAAGTTGTGCAAGATCAAAATTCTTATGATCTGCATTGTTTGTATTACCTGTACTGCCTGTTCCACTTGGACCTGCAGCTTTGAAATACTGGTTACTTGATAGGAACTCTTCTACCAAATGATTAACTGTCATAGGGTCTGCATTATCTGTGTATCTTTGCTTACCTTCTGCGTCAGTAACAATTACGTTACCATCATCACTTAGTTTGATGTTCTTTCTCAATAATTGAGCTACGTGATCAGGTGCAACACTTTTGGCTTTAGATGCCGCATCAATTAATGCACCATCAATTTTAATACTCTCAAGTTCAGTTCTAAGTCTAGTGATTTCACTATCTGACTTTTCTTTCTGCTTCTTAAGAACACCATTAAAGTCTTCCTTCTTGATCAGTTTCTCTTCCTCAACTTGCTCTTTCAAGCTCTTGAGTGCGTTGTATTCATTCAAGTCAACATTTTCAAACTTCTTGTTAACTTGGGCAACACGTTTGCCAATAAGTTCATTTACTTCTTCTTGTGTGAACGTCTTAGCTACAACCTGGGATTCTGTATTTTGGCCTGAATTTGTATCCCCAGTGTCTACAGTTTCAGTTTGCATTTCTGCACCATGATTTTCAATTGTCATGTCAATATTCCTTTATTAGTTAGGGTTGGATACTAAAGTATCAACTTGTGTATATCTTTATTTATCCTTTTAATCTTCTTCATTTTCTACGGGGACCCAATAGTGCAAACAGTTGTATCCACCTCTTACTACAAAAGGATCACCTGGCTCTTTGCCGGCCCAACTGTCACTACCCCATAAACTTTGTATATCATCTCTAGTCATTTCACGTCCTAGCATGCCTCTACAAAACGGTCTGGTTGTTTCAATGATACCACCTTCATATCTAAAACGTTCTATACCTAAACGTGTAGCACGTGCTTTAGAGAATGTTCCATCAAAACTTCCTACAACGCTTTCACTGGCTGTACTCATACGTGTTGCTAAACTAGCACTTGTATTAACATTACCAGGTAACTTACGTTTGATAGCGGCAGTAACAGCGGCTAATTCTGCGGCTGTTGCACCTTGCTTCATCATTTTACGTAATTTACGTTGTTCACGTCTTACATCTGGATCTGTTGATTCCATTTGTATTCCGCTAATTCTTCCTCTTACTTGATTTACTAGTGCGGCTGTACCTAAACCTGCTACTGTACCTAATACAACTGTACTAACTACTTCTTCATTCATACCGCTCATTGTTGTTTCTAATGTAGCTTCACTTTGACTTAGTATTGTGTTTTGTGCAACTAGGTCTTGTGCATCTATGGCAAATCTACTTTGTTCCATATAATCTGCACTTATGTTTACCAATGGTTTTGCCACAGATTTGACACTGTCACTGTATCTAGTGAATGCTGCCATAATCTGTGGTCTTACAACCTCAACAGGTAACCCTTGAGCTACCAGTTCAGCTATTTCATTTTCTAATGATTTAACTGTGTCAAATACACCAGATTGTATTTCATCTAATGTACGTTGTAATACCTTGTCATGTTTCTTAGTGTTGAATGCCAACTTTATTCACCCTCATGTGTAAAGCCCATTTCATCAAGTGCCAAGTGTTGTTCATAAGTTTCTGCAACAACTGTCTTACCACTCATAGGGTCTGTCATTTCATGTGGTTCAAAATCTACAGCATTCATATCTGCATATATCTTTGATTGTATTTCAGCATCATCAATTGTTAGTGCAACAACTTGTCTGCTTATTTCATCTTGGAACATCTTGTTGCTAACACCACTACTACGTGCTTTCATCAAGAAGTCTAGTTCAAGTACTTCATCTCTCATATCAAAGCTATCTGGATATTCAATGCTGAAAGCATCTGGATAGTTTAGAGCTTGCCAATCTAACCAAATATCCCACATCATTAATTCTGTTTCTTTTAGTGTGTCAGCAATGTCTGATAGTTTTGCGTTTAGCAATTGACGTTCTGTTTGTAATGCTACGCCTGAAATTGGACTACCTTGTGTAGCTTGTATTGCACTGGTATGTGTCATACGTTGAATAGCGTTTACACTGTTTTGAATAGCTTTAAGAATACTATCTGTTGTGCTTAGTGCTGGTGAAAGAAGATATGGTTTTAATCCTGGATCAACACTTTCATCCAAGTTAAGAATACTACCTGCACCTGCAACTGCATCTGTGCTGGTAGGCTTAACCAATGTAGGGTGTGAACTGATACGTAAATGTTGTTCAATTTCACTCAAACAGTTGTAGATAAACTTTTGTTGATCAGCTACATCACCTACCAAACTAAAGCCTACACCTTTTGTAGGACTTTTTAGAGGAGCATGATGTACAAATGGAATGTAACCCAATGGGTTTTCATATTCACTGGCTTCTATTACTGCTTCTAGTCCACCTTGACCGTCCTTGCTTACTTTGTATTTGCATACCTTATCTTTGTACCAACATGTAAATGTTACATATTGATCATTTTCTGATTCTCTTACTTTGATGTATTCAAGTTCCATCTTGCCAGCAATGTTACGTTCATAGTACCAATCTAATACATTTTGTGGTGTATATGTTGCGGCATATGCACGTATACCTAACTGTTCTGCTTGTGCTTGTGTTTCTACTTTGTAATCTGGTTTATCTATAAGTATCCAAACACTACCTGTAACCATAGCTAGATCATTTGCTGTTTTTAAGAAGCTGTCTAGGCTTTGGCCTTCTTGGTCTGTGTCTTCTAACCATTGTTCTACCAATGGGTTATTGATTAACAATCCCAAATCTCTTTTTGGTAATGTTCTAAATAAAAAACTTCTGTAAATATCTATTGTTGTTTGTACGTGATTATCTAGAGGTGTACTATCTAAACGTTTAGCGTATTGATTGCCTGGACCTTGATTCTCACCAATGTATTGTGTTAAGTAACTACCATTTTTGTACAATTCACCACCCACGTATGATTTGTAATGATAATTAGCCTGTTCAGCCACATGTTGGTAGCTAGGATGGGTTTGTTCTAGTTGTTCTAATGTTAACATATTTTTTTCCTTTGTAAGGTAGTACTCTACAACAATGATCAGTTGTTGTGACTATTCCAATTATTTATCCTTTTAATAATGTCCAAATATCTGAGGTCCTCTTGGCCTATCAGGATCTTGTACACGTCTTATAGGGTTAATCCAGTTTACTAGGTACCCTATAGCATCATTCATGTGTGAAAGATCATTTGTTCCATTCTTATCTGGTATTTGTGTTCCTTCTTTGTAAACTTGACTACTTATACATTTGATCAAGTTTCTACACTTGGGATCAACTGTTAGCTTAACGCTTCCGTCTACAGTTTTTAGACTAGCATTTACACTTGCTATTCTATCTTTAACAGGTGGATTGATGTTTTTAACTTTCAATACAAATCCTGCATTTCTTAATATATGATGATCACTGGTATTTGAACTGGTCTTACGTGCTTGTCCACTAGCATCAGGATAAACCCACATCCTGGTGTTTGGATATCTGTTCAGCAATTCCTCTGCCATTTCAAATGTGTTTGATCCTTCCATACTAATCTCATCTATTACACTTATCTCATTGCCATTTACTCTACATATGGCAGCTACTAGAGGACTTACGTTAAAGTCCATTGCTACATGTAATATTTCATTCTTGTTTAATTCTTTATCTTGTTTGCGTATATGTTTACTACTATCCCAATTGTAATAGATACTGCCTGCATAACTTTCAAAGCTGGCTTCATATTCTTGTCTAAAACTTTTGTCATCTAATTCACTACGGGCCGCTTCTATTTCTTCTACGCTTACGTTGCCACCGGCCAAAGTTGAATATTGAAATGCACTATAGTTGTCTGCTGAGTGTGCACCTTGCCATAGTTCATATATCCAACTACCTTTGCCTTTGGGTGTTGTTAAAAATAGTGCATCACCTTCTCTGTCACTTAGAGCTGGTCTACATACTTCTGTCCACATCTTTTGATCTATCATAGCTGCTTCATCCATAACCAAATAATCCATACTAACACCACGCAAGTTGTCTGGGTTGTCTGCACTGCGTAGGTATACTTTACTTCCATTAACCAGTGTGATTGTCAAATCACTTTCATTAATTTTTTTTGCCCATCTACATCTGATGAACTTCTCTTTCAAATCATCCCATATAATCTGTTTGCACATTTTATATGTGGGAGCTACATAAAATACTTTTGAGCCTGGAAACCTTGCATGCTTTGCTATTTCATGCATGCTAAGAAATGTTTTGCCTGCCCGTCTGCCCATAACACATACTTTGAACCTATTAGGATCATTGCTTATAGTACGTTGTATCTCACTTAGAGGCATTACAAATAGTTTCTGAACTAAAACTGTCTATGTATTCACCGTTCTTAAAGAACACTCTTGTAACAGTTTCTTTAACAAGATAATTATCCTTGACTTTCATGGTAATTCTCTGTTGATGTTTCATTCCTTCACTCCATTGATCCATGTATTGATCAAACTCTTTGTGATGTACGTGTTTTTTCATTTTACTTTTCCTTGTTGTTTCTTGAACTTACATAAAGTCCAAACCAAGCTGCACCAGCACCTACTATGGTACTAACAAAGCCTGCTTGTGCATTTGTAGGATCTTCTAGACCCATAAACCACTGTGTTGCATCATAAAACGCCAGCATGTAACACAGTATCAACAGTCTTGGTATTACTCTCCAACTGTCAAGTGTAGCTGGTGTTATCTTCATCTCTACTTCTTACCGTACTTTTTTTTCTTTTTCTTTTTATAAGCCATTTTTAACCATTCCTATTACAGTTGATGCTACTAAGATTCCCAACACCCACCAAATGCGGTTGTCAATCTTCTCAATAGCTTTTGATTGTTTTGCCATATCAGCTTCAAGGTGTGCCAAATGGTTGTCTTTGATAGTCTTGATATCATGTTTAATATCCACAATATCTTTGCTGTTTTGTTCTGTGACTTCTGCCCACTTGTTACCCTGTTTGCTCATGTTAGCTTTCCTTTAATCTTTCCAAGGCAGGATAGTACCAGCCTCTTCATCTAGAGGAGCATCTGTCTGATTGAGAATGTTTTTACCTAGCCAAATTTGCATAGTAACATTGTTCTTCTCAACAGCGTTTCTCCACTGTGCTCTACGTAGTGCTATCTTGCCCAGTGTTTTACCAGTTTCAATAACATCTGCATAGTTTCTGTTTAGTGTGTCTGTGCTTACGCCCAATATGTATGCCATTTCTTTGACAGTGCATTGTACTTCACACAGCTTTTGAAGTATACTAGTGTCTACTTCTTTCTTTGGTCTTCCTTTGACTTTGTCCTGTTTGTCCTCAGTGTTGTCCGCATTTTTACTCATGGTAGAGACTCCTTAACTTTAAGTACTGATTGTTGCGCCTAGAGCTACAACTTTCCAATTAGATCCATCATATACTGCTAGTGTTTTAGCACCAGCATTACCATCTGTGATGTATATCAACATGCCTTCTTCTGCATTTGGCATAGCGTTTGCTTGTGCTACAGTATAGCTTGGTAGTTTGACGGGTACGTTTGAAAAGAAACGCACACTTGTTACATCAATCTGTCCATTGGCTGTAGCATCACCTGCTGCATTACCATCTGAACCTGCATTGTTTTGTGATATCAGTTTCATTTTCTGTTCATATCCATTGCTGGCATATTCACTGTTGAAACGTCCTGTGGTATATTGATTTGAATCATTACCTGTTTGGAATGTAATACTGTTTTGTACATTGTTGGTAATACTCTGTGCACCATAATCCAATGCTACTGTGATACTGTTTTGTAGATCTTCACTCAAGTCTTGACTCATATCAGTTACTGCTCTGAGTGCATGTGGACTCAATGTACCACCTGAATTTGTTCTACCATTGTTGATATCTAATCTGTAGCTTAGTTCAGCTTTGTCTTGACTTAGTTCAATGTTACCATTGTTGTGACCATTCAATACTTTTGTGCTTGAATTTTTAACATAGCTAAAGAACTGTTCTTTGGTTGAACCATCATCATTTAGATGTGCTATTTCAAATTCATCATTGCCATTGCTGCCTCTGTGACGGAAATCAATAATACCTTGACTGATAACACTTCCACTGTCATCTTGTTGAAACAATAAACTTGTTCTACGTTGACCAGCTGCTGGTGCTGATGCTTTAAGACTTAGTGTTGGTTGACTTGCACTTGCATTAAGTAATTCAATATCATATTCATTATCATCAAAGTTTAGGCTGGTAGCGTTTGACATTGTAATATCACCTGTCATAGTACCACCACTTAGATCTAAAAAGTTTGAATCTACAAAGCCTTTGGTTGCGGCATCTGCACTGTCACTAGGACTGCCTAAGCCTGTTACACTGTTGCCGCCCATAGCAATATCACCACTCATAGTACCGCCAGCTAATAATAAACTGGTTGTATCCACATAGTTTTTGGTACTTGCATCTTGGGCACTTGTTGGATCACCCATGTTTGTTATTTTGTTGGTACGCATATCT